GCGTAATCTATCTTTGTTCATGGTGTTGTCCTTCCTAATTGCTGCGCCAACGCTTGTGTCGCAGGGTCAGGTAATAAAAGTGGTGAAACTTGTGCCGCCGTACCTGAAGTTGCGGCTTGCACATTTGGAACTTGAGAAGTTACTGTTTGAGCCACAGTTTGAGCAATAGGCGCAGCCTGTGACACTGCGGTATTTGCTAATTCTTTTACTTCTGGTGGCATCTTTGTAGGACCTTCATCCGATCTACCTAATGTTTGAAGAGCTTGTTGTCCACTCGTTTGAATTATTTGAAGAGCCTGTCCTATCTTATCCGCACCAGGTTGACGACTCGCTAACAAAACCTTTAACACAGCAGGACGGCGTAATGCATTTGACATCGCTAGATAAAATGCGGCGGCTGGAAGCGTGGCTAAAGGTGCTGTAAGCATGCCATAGATACCTAACCCAATAGCAATTTGAGGTGCTGCAAGACCACCCTTACCAGCGATTGGAGCATTGGATACAGCCACCATATTGTCCGCTAGTTTAAAAAGATCATTAGAAACCTGCTTGCCAAACATGGCCTCCATTGACTCTCTGCCATACCCCTCTAATGTGCTTTGTAATTTAGATCCCAGTCTTCCAGAGACAAAAGCCTCACGAAATGCAGGAGAGTCAACATCACCAAGAGATCTAAGAATACGACCCATGGCAGCCTGTTCTACAGCCGCTACAGACTGTTCACTTATTTCTCCAAACTGACTAGCAAGGACAGGTTGTCCGTCCGCACCAGCCGCACGAATTTTAATTCTGCCTGATTTAAATTGCCTGATCTTTTCTGCATTGCCTCTTTGAAAAATCGCACTAACTATTCCTTCAGAGTCATTTTTCGACAATGCTTGCAAAAAGCTATTTTCATTAAATCCGGCTCTGGTAGCTAATGCTTCATTAACACCTCTTATGGTATTGGCTATACTATCATCAGCAAATTGATTGAGAACCGCAGGATCAAACTCCGTACCTGTTTGCTTTAACAGTTGCGTTAATCTATTCATTTCACTTACTTCGCCTTTGAATAGAACCTTCGCTGTTGAACCAAGACCCTCTATTCTTTGTGCTAATTTAATGCCGTCTATTACCTCTACACCGTTCTTAACGGTTTTATTTGTTGGATCAGCAAGTTCGCGTTCTAACCAAGACCTAGCCAATTGCTGTCTTGAGGCTTCCTGTGCGGCGGCACCCTGACCCCTAGCTTCAGCGGTTTTTGCGGCCTTATCTTCAGCTTGTTGTATTCTTTTACTAATTTCTCTTTTAGTATTATTGTCTGGAAGACTGTCTCTGTATGCCTTTGCCTCGCTCAAAGACATCTTCCGACCTCCTGGACCAGGAATCGAGGCTCGTGCTAAAGTTGCCTCACCAGCCTCTAGACCTTCTACTAAAGGAGTGCCACGAATAGCGCGGAAGTAACGCCGCAACTTTTCTGGTGAGTTTGCTTCTATTAACTCATCCATAAATTTGGTTGCATCAATATCTATACGTCCAGCTTGTGTCTCTTTATACAACTTTTCTACCACTGGATCTCCAAATCTACGCATTCCTCTTTCGTAATATTTACGAGAGCGTTGCATAAGATTTAAACCTTCACGAAGTTGAGTAAGAGTTCCCGTGGTCGGTGTAGAAGTAAATTCCATGCCGCTTTGATTTAACAAAGTGCGTAATTTTTGTGCTTCAGTCTCACTCAATTGCCCTGTCAACTCTCTGCCAGTAACGCTTTTTGGATGTGACTTACCAAAGTGAGCAAGAACTAGATTAAGATTTTGTTCTCCCGCAAAGAAAGCATCGTCCACAGAGGCTTTCAACGCCGCTTGATTACCTCCAGCAACTGTTGCCTTAAACTCATCACTGTAACCGAGATTACGAACAATCTGACGAACAATGTGAGCGTCTTCTGGACTAATATATGCAAAGGCAAGAGCCTGTTGTCTAGACATAGACTCTCCTCGTTTAGCGGCCTCAGACACAACTTTGCTAATAGATTCTTCAACAATCCTGTATAGTTGCGTGTTATTTAATTGATCTGCTTCAGGACTGGTACGAGAAATTCGATCTAGAACTTTCTTTATTCCTGACACAGGAATGATTCTGTTGTTTTCACCCAATGCTCTAGACGCAGCGGTAAATAACCCATCAGCTTGTTCGTCAAATACAGTTTTTGAATTAACTAAAGACTGAATTGACTCTTTGCTTAATTTTTCACCACGGCGTAAAGGTTCAATGATAGCCTTGATGCCTTCTTCAATCTCTGTATCTAACGCTCGTTGAGCCGCTTGTACAGATTGACCAGACGTAGTGAACATATTTTGAATATCTTGTTTTACAACTCTTTCAAGATTATCTAATGCCACATCATCAACAGTGCCCATGGCTTTCAATTCAGCTTTTATCAATCGCAGGTTTTCATCTGCGGCTTTTTGATTAGGAAACACACCCTCATAAATAGCTTGAAGACGATTTAAAACAGGGCGCACACCAGGTGCGGCACCTTCAACCGTTGGACGAAACTTCTGTTTAATCAACTCTCTACCTTGTGCTCTAGCCGCCTCTGCTTCTGCACTGCCAGAACCTTTTAAGATTCGACCAAAGATACTAGAGATGCCACGACCAAGAACTTCTCCTGTGGCTCCAAACACACCCTCATATGCGGCATCACGAAGTATCTCATCCCGTGATTGACGTTGATATCCTAATGAAGTTTCATACGCTTCATCAGCCAGCTTTGCCAATCCCATGGTTACACCAACCGCAGGTGCGGCAAGCAAGAACCCAGTGCCAGAAAGCAATATGCCTGCACCAATACCTGCCGCTAGTGGTACACCCGATGCCCCTGCAAAGTCCGCTACGTCATATCGAGACAGACCTTCTTCATCAATAGCTAGTTCTTTTCCCTCGCCTAAACCTAACTTTTGACGACCACCTTGAGTCAGTATGAATCGACCACCTTCATCTTGTCTGAAACTCTGCGCCCCTATCTTATCTGTGAGATAAGCAATTTTTTCTTCCTGAGTCTCTCTGGCTCCAAGTCCTGCACGCAGTTCAAAATCTTTTAGTCCAGTGAAATAATCGACATTCGGATCCATCAAAGTGCGGTCAGCCGGTGACAGAGGTGCTCCAGTTTTCGGGTCTATGCCAGCGGCTTCCTTTGCAGCGGCGTATGCTGCAATCTCATCTGCCGAGGCAGTAGCCATGTCAATTTCAGTTTGATTTGTAGAGACACCGGCTTGTTGTGCAAAATAATTCGCTAATTGACCCAACTCCTCTTGAGTCGGTTCTTCTCCTGCGATCTCTACTTGCTCTATTTCTTTTGAGTACGGATTCTCAATTTTAACTACAGCCATGTTTTTTACCTTTAGTTAAAACGAAGAACGCCGTCATCGCCTTTGGTCACACCAATCGTTGTTCCGATGCTCAATTGACCAGGGAGGAGGCCTGCTTCTGAAAGTCTGCCTCTAGCAGGACTTAACGACCCAATCGCTGAAACCTGTGTGCCAGGCTGGTATACGCTCATAAGATTTGTTTCAACAAGTTGCATTTGAGCAAAATCTTTCTTTTGAGCGTTTCGCATTTGAAGAGCCGCGCCTTGTAATCTTTTAAGCATGGTGTCTTTATCTTGTGTGACAAAAGTAAAAGCCCCACCATCTATGGCTCCTTCACCAAAATATGCAGTAATCAAAAAATCAACGTCACGATTTGAGATTGAGTTTGCAGATTGAGTAGATCCCACCGTGTTAGGAATCATCAACTGAAGTGCTTGTCTCATGGCACTTCTAGCTTGATCCTTAGTCTCATACTTCTTCCCAAAGTCAAAGCCAGCAAAGTTTCCAACTTTGTTGAAAAAATCCATAGCTCCAGCTTTAAATCCAGTTACGTTGCCTTTGGCAACATCAACCATAACGTCCTCTAAAAGGTCAACGGCTTGCTCTGATTTAATCACATTGTCCACGGCTGTAGTGTATGTCTCCTGCTGTTTGCTTAACTCAGACATGCTGATCTGCCCAGCTTCAAATTGAGACTTTGCAATAGCGGCGTTAGCTTTAGCTCGTGCGCCAAGTGCGGTTACCATGGCAGAACTAACCAGTCCAGAAGGCATTTTGTTGTCCTGAATGTCCGCAACAGTTACTTCTACATCTTCAAATGCACCATACTTACGTCCTCGATATGTTCCGCCCTCTTCTCCAAAGGTATATGCCTTTGTGCCTCTTCGTTCTCTGCTTATTAAACGTTGTTCTGCCTTTTGTTTACCAACTTCACCAAGACCATATTGCAGTGCAGAGAGTTGAACTTGACGATTAAACTCATCCCTCTTTGCCTTATCTTTAATGAACATATCCGCACCTTTTTCAAAAGCGTTTGCTATGTTCTCAAGGGCATTAGGACTTTTACCCGCTGCCATGGCAAAACCAATTTTTGCCAAAGCAAGACCTTTATCTAAACCTTCATATTGAGGTGCATTTTGCGTGAACTCATTCATAAGTTGTTTTAATGACGCTTCTTGTTGTTCTGGAGTGCCCTCATTGATAATTTTCTCTATCTCTTCCGCACTTTGTGGGACAATATTTCCCTTCTGACCCTGTTGCATGCGAGATTGTTCTGTCAAAATACGCTTTTGATCTTCCGTTGAATCTTCTTTCTTTTGATCTTCCCCTAATAGACCAGATGTTCCTTGTGTGAAAGCAAGCTCATCAGGTTTTTCATTAGGATCTACTGGTGCGCTTGAAGACGGATCCATATCTGTTTTCATAGCCGCATCTGCAATAGCAATTCGCTCCATCATTTCGGTAGGGGTCTCTGGACGCGGTTTTGACTTTGATCCAGGTAAACCAATCTTTACGCTTATGTCTGGTGCTGTTCCTGCTGGAAGTGGAGGCGGTTTTGATCCGCTTTGAAAACCTGGAAGAGTCATTAAATCAACACCAAGTAAATCGTCAGGGAAAGGTTTGTCTCCTTTATTTAAGCTATCTATAACACCTGGAGTTAGAACCTCAGGTCCAGGTTTGGTTCCAGCACCTATATTTTGAGAAGATACAAATGGAGAAAGTGCTGCTGCTGTCGCAGTTCCAGCTAAATCTACGAGTTGCCCCGTTCCTTTTGCAATTTCTTGTAAAGATCGAATACCTAATTTAGAGGAGTCTGGACCTACCGCTCGTCCAACGGCACCACTTATCCCTTTATCAGAATCAAGCAAACCACTTATTCTTTGCCCTGTAGTTTGTGGTCTAGAGGCTTCTCTTATTGCAGCGGCTTCAATTTCTGACATTGAAATTGGTGGTTTTCGATTCCTATTAAAAGGGATCAAAGGGCGAGGCGATGTACTTGTATTCGTGTTCGTGTTGCCACGAAGTGCGTTTAATACTCCACTAAAACTATTTGGAGCGTTCATAAATCTTTGAAACATGTTTCCTTGATGAGTGTGCCCGACAGGACCACCAGCATGAAACTTTTGAACAGGCATAATACCCGCCGCTCTGTTCAAAGCATTACGGGCGTTACGAGGCTTGAACATCTTACGATTAAGTACGCTCATGAGCCTCCCCCAAACATGTTATTCAAACCGCCAAATATACCGCCCTGACCAAACGCACCAGCTTGTTGCAGACCCGCGATGCCCATGCCTATACCGCCTATCTGTGACAACATGCTAGGTGACGGTGCGGTCTTACTGGTAATCGTACTAGTTGTAGACGGTACGCCTCTGAATATATCCGACATGAATCCAATCCGTTGATAGGGTTCATAAGAACGTTCAAGAGCCGTGTTGCGTTGTGCATCAAGCTCGGCCTGTTGTTGCTGTTGCTCCATGCCGCCAAGCTGTGACAGGATTCCAATGTCACGCTGTTGTGCGCCTTGTGCCGATTCACCCATGGCTGCCTGCTGGAGTCCGAGTTTACCAAACAATTCACCTGCCTGCTGTGAGCGGTCTTGCGCCGACTCAAACGCCTGTGCTCTGAGCTGCGCCGACTGTCTTGCAAACGCATCTTGTGTATTACGTTGTAGTTCTTGGTTTGCAACGGCCTGACGAGATCCACCAAATGCACCTGCTTGTACCGCCGCTGATCCGATACGTTGACGCTCCATATCTGACTGTCTTTGTAAATCAGACAAACTCTGATCAATCACATCCTGTGTATAAGGAGACATATATTGCTGGTATGCACCTGGTTGCAAGGATGCTACGCCTTGACCCAAGGTCGCCGCACCTGCCTGCATCATGGGTTGATACGCACCAACACCGGTAATTCCTAAATTAATAGCCTGCTGTTGTGCAGGTGTAAAACCCTGTATCTGTTGTGCGGGTATGGGCACAGGCTGATTGGCTAACGTGCCCGTGCTTGCAAGAAGATTTTTAAGAAAGGTTTCCTGATAACCTGGCAGTACGGTAACCTGTTCGGTGCGGACTGTATCGACCATTATGCCATCCTCTCAAACTTATCCATCATGGCGTACATGCGCTTGGCACCCACATCGGCGTTTCCATTACCCGCGCCTTTTACCGCCTTGTTTGTCATTACGAACTCATCGTTAGAGAGCCGTGCTTCCTGTACCTTCTTACCATTCTGGAATATGCCTGCCTTTATGCTGTCCGAGGTTCCAGTGCCAGGCCCCTCGATACGACCACCCATATTCAATGACACAATGCCACCACCTGCCATCATCATGGCTTGCTCTCGCCTACTGGTGATAGCCTCTTCCAACTCCTCGGCTGTGTCATACGCGATTCCTGTTTCCTGATCTATAAACAAACCCTTGATAGGCGTGCCCTTGTAATCAGGACGGGATTCAAGTTCCAACGGACCGCTGTCTTTATCGTCGTCACCACCGAGTAATGAACCACCTAATGTAGCAAGAAGAGATACATCACCAAGACCAAGACCTGTATTGAATATGCCGCCTTTTTTCGCTGCTTCTGTAGCAACTTTTGCCGCTACATCCTTCGCACCAAGTTGTCCTGCCTGCATACGAGCCTGATCTGCTAAAACACGTTTTGTTGCTTCATCTGTGGCAACGGATCCGGCGGCAGACTGCATTCCGCTACCAAACAGAGAACCAACGCCTTGCCCCATCACACCAGCAAGAGCGGCATCCTTAATATCTCCACCAGCCAACAATGTCGCGATACCAGAGCCGATACCTGGACCTACTCCGGTCATTGTACCAACGATACCACCCACTATCGGTGCGATTGATTTAAGAAAACTCATACTTCACCTCTAAGATATTGACACTGTAACAGAACCGAGGGCTGTTGTCGCTACATTACTGTTACCAAAAATAGACCTTATGCTACCTTTACAGTACCGGAATCATTATACAGCGTCCCCGTTTCAAGTCCAGTGGCGCTTGTGGGCAAGTCTGTTATTGTTATAGTCGATGCCCGTAGGTCACCTGGATTACGCTCCTGTTCAATAAAAATCTCCAGTGCCCGAATAAGGTCAGACATGTAACCCATATCGTATTCCTGCGGAGCTTCCGGCAGTCTTGGCGGCGGCGTTTGATTGCTAGACACTAGCGCCTCCCATCCTGACGTACGTCAACTCTAGGACTACCAAGCCGCCACTTAGCTCCAAGTGCAGTTGACTCGACTCTTAATGCAAAAGACCGACCTCGGGCACGGACAAACAACTGTTTTGTGTACTCTTCCACAGGAGTAGTTTGTGTTCTTGTTGTCGTAGATGCCGCTGTGTTTCCAAAATCTTCGCCAGGAAAATCTCTTGATTTGATAGTGAACGTGGCTTGTGGAGTAGATATAGCAGTAGAACCAGAGAAACTTAGGTCAGGTATAACCCTTCTAACATAAGCAAAGTGATCCCCATCTCCTATATCCATTACGGCTGACTCTATAAATGATGTCATTGCGTTGCCATCATCATCATGTCCGAACTCTTGGTTGTACACATATCCGGATTCTGTAGCCAAGGGAAAGGGCCGAGTACCGCGATCCAACCACGCACTTCTTGCTAACGTACCGAAGTACCATAACTTTTCTAAGTAGTTGTACACCACATAACGGTCATTCTCTGTTGATTCAGATGCTGGGTAGAACCAGAACACCTCACTGAACTCAGAGTTCACCCCACCATATATCTTGTCACTCTGTTCCAGATTGATATCATTGAATACTTTGTCCTTGACAGTGCATGGTAACTGAGCTGTCTGACCAGCGTAGACATAGAAGTTATCGTCACCCATCCAGAACACAAAATCTTCTGTAGCAACAGCGGCGTTTGGTCCGGCGATGGTTATGTTGGATGCAAGCTGCTGTAGACCGAAAGTAAAAGGAGGACCTATAAACCTCATGGAGGTTAACGCAGTGTCAGTCCATATCAGGATCTCACGCTTTGTCTCAATGGCCTTAACAAACGTAGACCCCGAGCCTAGGCGTAAATCCCCAGCAGTGTTAGTCGCAGTAGGATACCAATCAATTGGGTTCTCTTGACTGGCGAAACGTATTAACAACGGATCTTGGATTCCGTCTCCTTGTGCGTCTGTCGCACCACCAAGGCCATCACAACCAAAAGCAAGAACGTGACGATCTCTGTCTGACACCATGATCTGCTTACAAATGGTGGGTACACTTCTCTTTGTGCCTGATCGAGTAGACAGTTCTACTGCTCTGGCTCCCGTGCCAGTAGATTTGTCCCAGTAGAACACACCGGAGTCACGAGGATTTATAAGGAGATCTTCTCCGAAATTGTCATGCGACCACAGACGTATCTGTGTAGTGGTTGATAGACCACCAGAAGCTGCAACACCCCACCCAGAAAAATCATCCGCTGGATCAGCGTTACCCTTGGCTAAAAGCACTAAACTTCCATCCACATGAGTAGCCGCAGTTGTGCCAGAGTGCCCACGAGTACAGCCCGTTAAATCATTGCCTGAAATACCACCAACAAGGATTAACTCATTGTCAATCATTACAATGTCAGTAGCCACAATGCCTGTGGTGCTGGTTACAGTAATGGTGGTGTCACTATTTGAAAGAGTGCCGCCCTCGTTGACCGTTGTCTGTAGTGGTGCTGAAGTTCTACCACCATACAAACCTGCGCCCCAACCTGTACCACCAACTGTAGTATTAAGACCCACGTTGATCTGATAGTTGCCTACCGTGTTACTGCCGCCGTTACCTGTATCAGAACCATTGGATGTTACTGCAACTCCGAGAAGATCTTTAGCTGTAATTTCATAGGTGCTGCCGGAAAGAACCTGATCAACACTATATTCCTGATTTAGTACGGTGGCAGTTATGTTTCCGCCAAGACTTGCGGCGCTGGAAAAAGTAACAAAGTCTCCAGCCACTGCACCGTGGTTAGTGTGAGTTACAGTAATGGTACTGGAAAACGGTGCTGATGTTGTTGCGGCAAAGGTAATAACACCTGCACTTGTAGGAGAGCCAGTGCGAATAGGGGTTATATCATTGAATGTACCGCCTTCTTCTAAATAATATTTTAAGTTCGTGCCCAATCCAAGAAAATTAGATCCATCAAGAGAGATCCAGTTGTGTAAAGCACGGCAAGTGCCTAGAAAAGTTGAGCTACTGTACTTTGCCCAACCTCCTATTTTTTCAGGATAGCCTAGACGAAAGCGTACTTTATCACCATCTCTCCACCCACCTTCATTGGAATACGCTGTAAGATCCTGTACAAGCCCGGGTCTGAATTGTAGTTTTGTTAGCGGCATTATGTTTTTCTCCCGCCATAAAAATCAGATATATCTAAAGCACCAGATGTGGGAATGCCTGAGTTAACAGCTTGGTCAATGTTTCTGCTACTATAGCTATTTCCTCCGATATATGTATAGTGACCAGACCAGCCGCTAGATGGGAAACTTGTAATTATACCAATCGTATCACCTGAAGATGCAGTAAAAGTTCCAGTAGTGCTAACAGTGCTGTTGTACGAAACTAAGGTTGCGTAATAAACATTACTTCCGTTTACTTGAACAGTTAGCGGTGCAGTTTTTGAGTATGCGTACCAACCAAAATAAATATTATATGTACCAGTTTTATTAACAGTGAATGTTCTGTTTACTGTGCCTGTGCTACCATTATCAGCCCACAATTGATGAGTGTATATACCTGACGGAGTTGTACTATTTATGGCTGGGTTATAGCCTCCAAATTGAGGAGTTCTTAAATTAGTAGAATTAGAGCCAGCAAGATTAGATGCAGTAACAAGCTCTGGAACGGTAGATGGGACGTATCCGTTACCACCACTCTTGTAATACTCGCTCATAGAAATAGGGTGTGAGCCAGTAAACTCTGTCTGAAGATCAGAAAGTGACAGTGTTCCAGAAGATGGCAGCGTCATTAGACCGATCCAAATGCAGTTACGTCTTGAACAGAAGTTATTGCGCCGTTAGTAGCCACTTTAGCTACGGCAGAGCCACCGTAGGAAAACACTAGGTTGTTGTTACCGTCCACAGAAATTGTCCATCCGCTACCACCGGTCAGACTTAATGTGTTCCCAAAGCTAGAACCTGCACTAACAAACCCAAGCTGACCAGAGCCATCCGTCTTTAATAGCTGTCCTGCGGAGCCGTCCGCTTGTGGATAAGACAATCCGTCAAGTATGACAGAACCTGTGCCATGCGGAGTAATTGCAATATCTCTATTGCTTGCTGTGGTTACAATGCTATGCGTTACGACATCGAGGTTGCCTCCAAGCTCGGGACTCGTGTCATTAACCAGATCGGTGGTTGGTGTTAGGCTTTTGAAAACACCGGAACCACCACCACCATCACCTGTCACAGCGGCTGATGCACCTGATGCGATTTCCACACCGTTAGATGCAGAGTAGGTTACACCCTTGTATATAACGCGACATGCAGCGTTTGTATCGTTTCTGATAGTATAGAACTTTTCCTGATCTGTTGGAGTAACTCTTAACTCAAAAGTAGAACCAGGAGATCCGGTAAGAACAAGAACGGTGTTTGCGCCGTCACTAGTAGATCCATCGTTGGTAGTCAGATCCTGACTACCTGAAATAGTTATCTGCGCTTGACCGTGAAGCGCCTGATCAATTATGTCGAAGTTGGTATTAGTTGTTGTGCCCCAAGTTCCTGCCTGTTCGCCGGAGCCGGGTTTTTGAATACCTGTGTTTGAAGTATATGTACTGGGCATTTAAACCACCTTATTTGTCCACGTTTCTATTGTACCACCCGCGTTGATTTCTGTCCATGTCCCACCACTTGGGACAACTTGCACCCAGTTTTCTGATGGGGTGTCTGCATCTATACGCTCCCAATAGAACCTACCTTCGGCGGAAACAACAAACACCGCATTGATCTCTAACTCGTCCATGAGAATAACTTTGGTTCCAAGAGAAGTCTGTATAAAGACAGACTCAATATCCAAAGGACGAGAGTTTATTATAAATGTAGGCGTGACTGACTGTATAAATTCAGCCGTCATTTCTTGCGAAGCGGAGTATAACAGATTCGCCCCAGATGTCTGTGTAAAGTTAGCACTCTGCTCAGAGGCTGCACTTAGGGTCATAACGGAATTTGTGCTTTGTATAAAGGCTGCGTCTTGCTCGGATATTGCTGAAGCTACAAACGTACCATTCGTTGTTTGTACAGTGCTGAAATCCATATCTACAATGACTGTTCCAAAGCGGGTAAGCTCAGTGCCTTGCAGAAACGAAGCAGAAGCCTCAAAGATACCTGCAAGCACACCTACGCCAATTGTAGCTTTAACACCAATTGCTTCCATTTCTGCGGAAGCGTTTGCTACAAACATAGGTGCGCCGTCTACAGTGAAGTTGGCATCAGCAGTTGCAGAACCAAAGGCTAGAATACCTTGGTCCGCTATAGCTCTTTCTGATAATGCCAACTCACCAAACATTAGTCACCACCTTAAAGCTCCGCCTTAAAAGCAATAAAATTACCTGTTTGAACTCCATTATCTTGTAATTTAACAGCACGCCCAGTAGTCATACCACCACCACTACAGCCCACATTGATTGAACCAACATTCAAATTAGAATAGTTGCCTTGATTAATAGAAGTAACAGTGTACCCACCGCCACCGTCCCAAGTTCTAAAGTTTCCAAGTGTAGCTGAAGTTTCTATAACTGGCTCATCTCTCATAGTTACTGGAAGAGATGCATGAACCTCTGCGGTGGTTCCATTCGTTACAGACCCAAAAGCGTAATTAGTATAAGACCCTTGAGGTTCAAACTTGACATAATACCTCTGACACTTAGCTAACGTAGTTCCAAAGTCCTCATGCTCAAACGGTGTAGCTGTCTGTCCTACTTCAAGCTGAACACCAGTCAGATTTAACTCCCACGCTGCTGTCCCAGTGTCACCATCCGCTTGGTGAATGCTAATATATAGATGGCTAGTGTTATCTACTGTCCCCAGCCCAGAAAAAGATGGGACATCAAATGTATAAACAAATCTTTGCCACGATGATGTTAATGTTACTGTGCTACTTAGAGGTGTTGAATCAGTAGAATAAGGGCTAACCCTACTTATTCGCGCAAGTCTAACTGTATAACTACCACCAGCAGGGTTTGTACCTTTAGCGTAAAAACTAAATGTAGCCTTTCCTTCAGGCAAAGATTTTACGTCCTCAACTTTATGAATCAACCCACAGTAGTTATTTCCTGTAGATGTAGCTTGTTTTAAATATTTAGAAAAACCAGCAACTTCAGAACCCAAAGAAAATGTTTCTTGAGTTGTTGTTGAAGTGCCGCCAGAAAGTTGGTGATACCATCTGTCCAAAGAATATCCGTCAGCAGTGAAAGATGTCCCTCGCTGTGACACCTTCATCGCACCGTTGATAATCAGGTTGCGGCCTGTAATCCCACCCGCATCTGCGCTACCACCCAAGTCAGCTATTTCTCTTGCACGACTCATCTCTTACTCCGGCTTGGTAGGCCACTTAACATCATCAAGGCTGGTAGCGCTTTTAGTAATGTCACGCAGTTCCTGACGATATGTCTTACGCTCATCACTTATTGTAAGGTCATTAGATGCCCACCAGTCTGTCTCTGCAAGCAATCGGTTACGCTCTGCCCGTAGCAGCTTCATAGGCTCTGCCGCCTTTAGCTCGTCAGCTTTTGCTTTGACCGCTGACCAAGTTGTACCCCAGTCATCAGGGTCGGCGCTCTCAATAGCCGAACCATTGGAGTCAGCGCCCGTAACTTTACGGAACATCTCGTTGAACTCATCTTCTGTTGTTGGCTCACCACGAAGCACCCATTCCTTGATGCCTAATTCTGTGAGTGCTTCTGCTATACTCATTTTATTCTCCTATCCTATTAGAAAGCCAGAAAATCTACCGTATACACCAATATATTTTGCGATAGTGTCTTCAGATAAAACTCGCATTTTTTCTCCAACTGACATATTAACTATGCACTGTGTTTGTGCAGTCCTACCATGATTATAGCAATGAAAGTTTGCTATAGCAGCATCACTACTATTTCTGTAATTTAGAATTATTCCAAAAGCGCTTTCTGATACAACTAAACAACTTGCTTGAAAATGATAAAGTCCAGCGACTGCACAAGTAAATTCTGCATTGGTAGTGCTATAATTTCCACCAGTATTATCATGCATCCCGGCTGAAGATGTATCATTATAACTCATAACACCAGCAGCGCCATAACTTGTATAAGATGCTGGTCCTGTAGCTTGAAATGACACTACATTTCTTGTCAAAGTGCCTAATACTGGTGCGTTTACTTTACCACTGCTATCAACAGTCAGCGCACTATTCCCGTTAGTCGGGTCTTGTATTTCGGAGACTTTTAAGATGCTTGTCATTGTGCAATCTCCATCAAGGTCATTGAGGACTGCGATTCATTAGAAGACCAATTAATATGTAAACTTCCACTCCCATTACTTTCTGCGTTTAAGTAAACTTTGTAAGTGCGAGCAGTCCCTGCGGTTGTGGTAGTTGGATCAATTTGATTGTGTAAAAATCTAGGGCCAATATATTCGTATTGAGCGTTCATATAAAAATCATGCACAGTCCCAAGTAAGTTTGATGTTGAGTCTCTATACAGCCTTGAACTATACCAAATGCCCCCAGCGTAATTGTTTCCACAAGCAATATTCACCATGCAATATATTTTTGACCCTGTGGCCTTTGGTGTTATTGACGTTGTTATGCCTGTGTATTCGGTTGGAGTTGCTCCACTAATAGTTTGATTAACACCATGTATTGTGTTTACAACTTGAAGTATATGCCCCGGTATAACCACACCATGACCGCTGGTCTTCTCAACAATGTCATCTACAAAGAGCTTACTCATTGTGCAATCTCCGACACTGTATAATTTACCATTGAACCTTGATAGATAGATATTGATCCACTACCTTGACTCTTAATAAAAACTTGGTATGAAATTGTGTTGCCTAGAGTATAAGTTGGCGTATCTAAAATATGATGCATATGTCCTGCAATATTATCACTTCCAGAAGATTCGTGAAAATGATCATAATCGACAACATTCAAAGCTGCATATGTGCCACCTTGCACACTTCTAAAAATACTACTCATTGAGCCATTTCCAGTATTAACGCCATATATCATTCCAACATCACAAGTAATTACAATTTTACTATTTGCAAATTTGGGGGTTATGACTGGCGAAGTTAATCCAGAGGTTACAAATGAAGTGCTGGTAGTTGCAATATTACTACCAATAACATGCGAGTTACCTAATGTTTGCACCGCATAACCCGGAATATTTACACCACTGCCGCTGGTAGCTTCATTAATCTGGTCTACATTTATTATCGAAGCCATCTATGCCTCACAGTATTGTTAGATTGCCGTTAACCGTAATCGTGGTTGACGAACCTATCGTTAGAGGGCCAATCGCCAAGGCGTTCTTGGTTGACCCTATTGTTGTATTCTCTGTAACGCTCTGACCGTTTGTGCGGAACACAGCCGTATCGACCGTTGTGTTTGTTGTCTGGAACTGCGGTGCTGTTATCTCCCCAGCAAACGTACCCCCAGAAGCCTTACTCACTGTATCAGTTACGCTAAATGCGCGATAGGCTCTAATCACTAGCTCATCGTTTAAGGCCGCGCCTGTTCCTAGCGTTATTGTGTCTCCGCCACTAGCTGTGAAGTCTGAGCTATCCAGATGCACACCGTTTAGATAAACGTCTACGTCATTGCCGCTAATCGCCAGTATAGCGCCAGTGCTGTCTGCGCCAGTAAACGCAGTCTGACTTGCTGTAGCCACATACTTGAATAATTGCATGGCGTAACTGGTTGGCTGGTCTACGGCGCGACCAAAGTAGCGCACAGTAATGATGTCACCGTTTGCAGGGGCTGCGGAGAAGGTAAGTGTGTTCGCCTGCGCTGTATAAGCTGCGCTGACCCCCGGTTCCTGAACCACGTTTCCTATAGTCACGACAATAGCTTCACCGCTCACAACGGACTGAGCCAGAGTGAACGCAGTGGCGCTCCCTGTCCCAGTAAACCTCTGAAATGTTATGTCACCTACATTTGGGTCTATGCCTATATATGCCATTTTTTATCCTGCAATTTCCATAGCAGTAATAGTGGACGGTACTCTTGTAGCATTTAAATTATCTCCGTCATACTGCGTCCTGCCAATATAGAATGTATTTGAAAGAACTGTACCTTGAAGCTTGTAAGTAGTTGCGCTTGTTGTGTTAGGTGAATCTAAGAAATGAAGATGATTAGCACCTGCACCGTAAGCACCTGTGCCAGTTGAAGAATCATAAAGACCAACCATTGAGCCTCGCCCTCTACTGCCCGAAGCAGAACCTTTGTAAATTTCAGTAGACCCTCTTACAAGCTGCAACCTCAAATTAGAGTCACTACCTACAATATGGCACTGAACCATAATAAGAACTTTGCTTGAAGTTGCTGAAGGGGTTATTGCAACACTTAACCCTGTAATATCAACTAAAGAAGTGCTAGTAGAGCTAAAGGTGTCGGTTTTAGTTGTGCTAACTACTTGCAACACCTTCCCGCTATCTAAGGAGCCTGATAATATTTTAGATATAGGCATCTAATTACTCCGGTAAACTAGCTAATGCTTCTTCGTGTCGTTTTGCTGCTGTCTTAACCCATCCTCGTGTAAATGCGTCAGCCACGATAAGTTCACGAGTAGCTGGTATCTGCACTCCCTCGTCTAGCGCACGGTTAGTGTAGATAGATACGATTTCATCGTTGGCAATCCTTGCACGTTCCGTCACTGCATTCTCAGCCCAATCAGACGGAGACAACGTAGCGTATTCTAGTCCTTTGAACTGAGTATCTGTCAGTTCGATTTGTATTGTTTGTGCCATTGTTTTTACTCCGTTGAATTAACTTATTAAATGTCCACAGAAACTACCGTATGGACCGTTATATGTGGTAAGTTGACCAGTGCTATAAACTGTTACATAATCATTTGCCGACAAAGCTATAATGGTACTGGCATTTACCGATATGTAACTACCATTTCCAGATTCTAGGGTATCTGCATAGGTCGTTAACGAACTGCCGTTGACTGCAAAAAGGAGTCGGGTATAGTTAGAACCACTAGATAAAGAAAGATGTGACAGTGTAAAAAGATAGTTACCCGCTACGGGCGCAGTAAAGCGTCCAGTGCTTGTACTATAATTACCACCTACGTCCAGAGCTTTAGTTGCCCAAATAAGGACAGCGTTTGTACTGGTTGGTGGGGCATTGTATACTCTAAAGACTGGCTGACCAGGCATCGTGACACGACCAGTGCTGTCGATACGCAAACGTTCTGCGCCAGAAGTTCTTACAAGTAGACTGTTATCGCTGTGGTTATAAGAAAAACCACCTACATATGGAGCAGTCCCACTCGTCCCATCAGAAAAATATAAGTTAGTTCTTTGGTCTGAACCTGTACTTGCAATCGTTACGCCAGTATGCCCAGAGGATGCAATAACTAAATTGTCAGCCTCACCATCGTATGATGCTGGCGTAGCAGTACCAATGCCAACCAGATTATTAGTGCTGTCAACTTTAAGAGTGGTAGTGTCAACGGTTAAATCACCACTAAACGTACCAGTGGTAGCAGCAAGAGGCTGACCAGAAGGATGCTCTAGTCGTGTTGTTGGCTCTGCCAGCCCTCGGTAGACAACGTACACATTATTTGTCCCGGAAGATGGGGCTGCATCAAATGTTAATGTGGTTCCTGTGGCAGTGTAGGATTTCCCAGAACCCGGCTCTTGAGGCACGTTATTCACAAACACGTTCAGGTCTTCAGCCACATTAACCGGGCGGTTTAATGTAAAGGCTGTAGTAGACCCGTTCCCACTGAAATACTGACTAGTGGGGGTTGCTAGTTTCTGTGATGGTGGTGGCCCTAAATATGCCATTAATCAGCGTCCTCTATTGTTAGAGTGCCAGCTTTTTGTTGTTTAAGAATTTCTGCGTAGTGACGGTTGTCTGGGTCTGTAGGAATAGACATCTCGGTGCCGTCAACGGTGCCTGTTATAACAGTTCCATTACCGTCTTTTGTTTCATTAAGAATATATTTTGCTGATTTAATGTTCATTTATAACTCCGCATCAAATTTTCCACGACCAGACATCAAATTATAGGTGTTGGTGTGGTTGCCTCGAATTAAGCAAGCTGTCTTATCTGCACCTACCAAAATCCACCCATTAGAAAGTGTTGAGCCGTAATAAGTAGTGGCATTTCCTGTGTTTGAACCCCAAGCACTTGCTGTCATTGCTGGCGCTGCCCTCATAGTTATAGGAAAACAAAGAGGTGTGTAGTAATAAGGGTTACTGCCAGTTGAACCTGAACTAAAATAATAGTCCATAGATTGATAATACCTCTGACACTTGCGTAACGTAGTTCCGTAATTCTCATGCTCAAATGGTGTAGCTGTATCTCCGACCTCAAGCTGGACACCTGTGATGTAAAACTCATTGCTTGTGCTGTCTACTACATTAACTTGACCAACAGCACGATTTGCATCTGTGTTATGCCAAGTATTTGGTGTTAGTGTTCCACCAGAATATGTTGAGCCAGCCATTAGCCACCAATTAATAGTAAACCCAAGAGTATTGTCGTTTGTTATAGCCGTTGTTTGATAACCGCTAAAAGTTAAAGTAACTTTTTGCCAAGTATTTGCTGATGCTATTGTGTACGCTTGTGAGTTTTCATAACCCGCATCTACATGGGTTAACTCTACAATATGTGTTCCTGTTTTAGGAGACCTAACCCAGAATTGAAGTGTCAAAGACTCTGCACTTGATGTTCCATATTTAAGCTGCTGTAAATTTTGACCTTCAAACCTTTGTATCAGAAGATGGTAATCTCCTGCGGCTACTGAAGTGTCGGCAGTCGTTACATCTAATTTTGCAGAATAGGAAAACCCTTGCTCAGATGGGACTGTTGTTGACTGGCTGTAGGTAAATAGCTGTGCGCCATCACCAGCACATAAAAAGCGGTCAACTCCATAGCTGTTACGAACACCAGTCTGAGTTCCCCGCTGTGCCACCTGCATTGCACCATTGATTATAAGATTTCTGCTAGACAGAACTTGGTCAGTCACCTTTGGTACAGTGACTGCTTCGCTTGCAATCTGGTTAGTGCCAATAGTGCTAAGTGCCATTATGTAATCTCCAGCACACTCAAAACTGCATCACAGCAGTTAGCCTGTGACCCATAAACTTTTAATACGTCAGTGGCATTCATAACAATTTTCTGAGGACCTCCGACTGCCACCAGAGACGATCCAACAGGCACAATTGCATCTTTAACTACATGAGTAATAGTGCTTCCACCATCCAGTAGCTCGACTGTAACCGTAATTGAGACTGTCAATATGTTAGCAATGTTAAGGCCAATGATTGTCGTCTCTGTAGAACTTGGACAAGTATACAAGGTAGCTTTGCTTGATGACGTATCAATATTTTGCGCCGTGAATGTTTTAAATGCGTTTGCCATTTTCCTATCCTAACGCTATCGCAAATGCCAGCGAGTTATCTGTGAAATTAACAGGACTGCCAGTTGCATCGTTAAATATCATCTTTTCTGCTGGCAACGTACAAAATATTGTTCTAGTGCCAGACGACCAACTAACAGCGTTATCTGAGTTACTGGACTGCAATATAGTGGTACGAGCAAGAGTCGTCCCAGATAAAGTAAAAGTACCAATACCTGTCTCAAAATCAGTGCCGTCAGTACAAGTGTAATAGGTTGTGTTACCATCACCCACTTGGCTAAAAGGCTCAAAACCAGTCAAAGCACCAGCTAACGTATATGTGCCAGTGCCTGTGGTTGTGGTCGTCTCTTTGACGCGATCTTTAAGTACAAGAGTCATTACTTCAACTCTATTGACAGGTTCCCTGCGTTAATACGGAATATGTCGCCAACTGCTATTGTCTTACTTGCATCCAATGTACCAACAAACAAAATGTTGGAACCATCAAAGGTCAACAGAACATTGTCTGAAATTGACACAGCAGTATCCAGAACAATACTGGTTTGACTATTCACTGTGGCTACTCGCACAACACCACTGATTCCGGTTCCGGTAACAACATCGCCTACAACGATTGTCCCGTTGTTCGCATCAACCGTCACATTAGCCGATGAACTAACTGCGCCATTGACCGTTGCTGTAGCAATATTTTTGTCTGCGACAAAGGCCGTAGTAACGGTGTAAGTAGAGGCCGTTCCAGCGGCTGCTGCAAACTCAATGTTGTTGTCGTTTATCACTCGCTGAGTGTCACAAACAACAACGTCTGATACGCTATGCGCGGCGGCAGTTGTGCTCGATGTTCCTCGTGTGCCGCCTGTTAGAGTGTTTGTGCCATCAAAGTTTAGCGCTACATTATCACTAATTGAAACTGCGGAACTCAAAACAATGTTGTTTTGGTTTGTGACAGTAGCCACTCTGACTGTGCCAGATATGCCTGTGCCAGTAACAACCATACCAACAGTGATGGTGCCGCTGTTTCCATCAACCGCTACGTTAGCTGATGAGCTAACTGCACCGTTTGTATTTGCGGTGGCCGTGCCATCCTTACCTGTGTAAGTAATGATCTCATCACCGATAACGACAGCCCCGGATGATGGAAACGCTTCTGCGTCTGTCAGTATCACTTCTGTTGCGCTGTTAGTCAAAGCAACCGCTACGGTTGTTGTTGACTGTTTCCAGTTGGCTGCGGTGACTTGTTGCCTTGTATAGTTGGCATCGTCTGTGTCCACTTGTACTTCTGTTACATCTCCAGCCTCCGCGTTTGTCACGGCGGTTGCTAGGCCAACATAAATATCGTTGTTTGGCGTAGCAAAAGAGAGCGAGTTGTTCTTAAATATGAAGTCAAGAACCCTTCTCTCTAGGTAATTGGTTGCTGCGTTTGATGTTGCCATCGTTCTTACTCCTGTTTAAGTGCGTGGCCTATCAGGTAGACCTCTCCTGTAGGCATCGCTATTCTCTCTAGCTTCAGCCAAATCCTTCAAGCGTTGTACTTCTTGCATGAACCTTTGCTCATATAGTTGCATCATATCTGCTTCGCCTTTCATATAAGTATACGCTTCTACAAGTGAACCGTAAAGAAGGGCATTCGGGGCATTAGTACTGAGCCAAGTATTACCTGTACCTGCTCCAGCCGTAATACTGGCTGGCCTATAGTAATAATGAAGCTCCACGGTATACGCTTGATCTGGTGTAGGACCCACAATAAAATTGTCTACATCAAAAACGCCATAGTATTTTGGGACAGCATTACTGCCCATAGCTATAGAATATTCCTGAATAAAGTTTACGTCTTTAAATTTTAAAAACTCTTTATAATTAGCTGTTGTAATTTGAAAAGAAAAAGGTGCTAAATAATCGGTAGGCACATTTAGATAAGGATCACTAACTGTAAGTTGTGATGTAGCATTCTTTCTAAATAGTTCTAGATCAACTAGTGTAAAGATACGGTCTTCCGCGCCACGAATAAACACAGGCAAATTAGTTACAAAAGAAGTTTCTTCATTCTCTGTAAAGTTCTTTATCGCGTCTTGTAGCTCTGTGTATGTAAACGACATGTCACTTGCTCACTATACTATTGTTATATTGCCGACCATACCGCTATGATTAGTGCACTGATACACTAGAGATGTATCACTTGGTTCATGCGGGACAATAAACTGCGTTAATCCGGTGGTAGAATTGTAGTTGTCTGTCACTCCTGTTGTAAAAGCAGATCCGCCATTGGATGTCCTAATTTGCAAAGGGTGGCTTGATACATTGGCTGTATTGTCAATCAGATATGTATGCCCCTTATAAAAGGTAAAGTTTGGGTTGTTACCTGAAGTTGCTCCAGGGCCAGTAAATGTGTATGCGGTAGAGCCGTTCACACCAGCGGTGTATTTGGTTACAGGGCCGCTTGCCTCATCATTTAAACGTACCCAAGCTCCGCCGTGGGCAAAGTACATTCCTCCAGTTGCATGAACATGAGCAATCGCTCCATGATACGTTGATGCGCTAGGCAAGTCACTCAAAGCTGCGTAATAGAAAACAATCTTATTTGCGCCTTGACTAACGTCAAGAACACCGTTTGTGTCGATAATATCCGTAAGCGTGGTTCCATTACCTAACGCACTGTATATCTCATCGAAGTTATCGTTTATCTTGTCCGCACCTGCACGAAGGGTATCACCCGTTCCATCATTAGCTGATGTTCCAATTCCTACTGCCTGTTTTGCCATTTAAGCCTCGTCAAAAGTCTTGCTTGCCGAATCGAATGTAACACTTATCGAATCAAAGGTCGATGCTGATGTTGTTGATGCTACGCCAGCAGCAGCGGTCACAACGCCACCACCACCTCTTATGCCACCAGTGGTCGCCGTTTCGCCAGTAATTGTAATTGTATACGAGTTGGCATCAACAACAGTAATTGTATACCCCGCAGCTTTTTCCAGAGCGGTTGTTGAAAAACCGTCAAATGCTTGTGTTTTACGGAAAATAACAACATTGGATGTGCTTCGACTATGAGACGGTTCAAACACGGTAATCACAGAAGAACCCGCGCTACCTGACTGAAAAGGATTCATTATCAGTAGAATTTGTCCTGCTACCTCGGTAACTGTGTCTGGTCGTGGATCACGAAGAGCCTGAAGGTCTGCTATCACTCTTCTTGGTTCTAGTTGAGGATGCTTCTCTTCATACTCATCCTCTCCAACAAGCAATCCGTTCCATTCTTTCCGCATATTTCGCAGGCGGTATCGAAAACCAGAACGATCTGATATTCCGTATGCATCTTTACCGACTGCAAATCTAGCCATTACACCCTCAGATATTGAATATCAGGCTGAAGTTTTAAAGAAACCCTATCCTCGTCCTCATCCGCTGCGCGTTGAAATTCTTCTTCATACAACGTTTTTAAAAGCTGCACACGTTCTGGAGCTTTTTTTAGTGCAATATAATAAGCCATACCAGCCGCTGCACATGGAAGAAAACGAAAAGGTAATTCCATTGTGTTTACTAAAGTATCCGCATCTTCTATGCGTCTTACATAGTAGTAAACAAGTTGATCAGTGCTGTTTTCTGGTGTAGGCCATAACGTTATTTCAGGCGAGATCTGTCTATTGAAGAAATATTGAGAAGGTCTACCCTCTGTAGTTTTTGAGGGCTGAGATAAATAGTTGCTTCTACTGATCTTACTCACTGTAAAGTCTGTGTTACTTCTTCTAAGTACAACCTCTAAGAGGTCTACAACATCAGCACCCAGTGTAACTGTAGCTTGACCAGACGTTAACGTAGTTGTGGCTTGACGAACAGTCCAAAGATTAACTCCTCTATTCGCCCAATCAGCGAACATCAAGTTCATAGAACGCCTAGCTGTTCTCGCATCGTATCCGGTGCGGACTTCAAGTCCGCACCTTTCATACGCTTCTTCAATGATCTCAGCTACGTCAAGATCAAAATCTCTTGAATTTGAGGTTGCCATTTATCTAGCCCTTGTTCTCCCGCCTTTACGCATCTTTTTGACGCTACCGCCACCTTTCATACGCCGCATCTTTTTGATGCTACCGCCGCCTCGCATCTTTTTAAGGCTACCGCCACCCTTCATTTTTTTGATGCTACCGCCACCCTTCAAGCCGATACGCTTTTTCATTTTCTTTTTTGACCCTGCCATTTTAGTCTCCTGTAGTATTCCTGGCGTTGATGATAAGATGAAGAGCCACCGTAATATTCTTCACAAGTATCGTAATAACCCTTCTCTCTGAGCTGATCTGAAGCCTCTTGTAGCTTTGTTAATCTTTGCAAAAAAACAATAGCATATGGCTCCTCATCAGTCATCTCTATTTCATCGTCTAATAAGTCGTTGTCGTCAGACTCAGGATGAAATCCCATAAGAAACATATCTTTAGTGCTATGTTTACCCTTAGATATGCTTTCGTTCATGTTATCCAAAAACTCATAAAATTCATCAAATTCAAAAAAATCGTGATCTACTAAAATAATAACTTCCTTTGAATCATCCCACTCATCAATTGCTTTGTACAGCACCTTCCAGCTTTTTGTTTTCTTAAAAATAAAACCTACTTTGTTGTCTCTCCATGCTTTTTTAGCGTATGGACACACAGGTAAACCGTTATAATTATCACTTGTTTGTTCAAGAACAGAAGCAGACCAGCGTTTTATTTCTTCAATCACTTCTTTTTCGTTCATTTTTTTGTTCTTCTACGAACAGATTTTACACGCCTTGGCTTGCCTGCTGGCTGCCCCAAACGTTTCTTTTGAGCAACACGAGAAGACTTTTCTTTTGAAGACATTTCTTTGGTTGTCTTCGGGGTTTTGGATGATACCCGCTTTGACGGGCGACAATAAGGGACACCACGCTTTTCTCCTTTTTTACGGCCACATTTTTTGCCCGTGCGAACGTCTTTCCAGTCCTCTTTGAACCATCGTTTAAGAGCCAGACCAGATTTTGTCTTTCTAACTGCCATCAGGATTGCTCCACCGCGCCTTTAGTTCTTTTTCTTCGCCTCGGCAATACTTTGCCGCAACCTCTCGCTACCGCCGTGCCCTTGATATTTTTGCCGCGAAATTTCCGCTTCGGTTTGGACGGAGAGTTCATCATTAGAATGTCTTACCTTTGCGTTTAGTAGAGCGATTCTTTCTTTTAGTCTTCTTACTTTTTCCTCCAGTTCCATAATTCGCCGCTCCTACCTTTCGACATTTCGCAATGGCACCTGAAGCATATGCACTTGGAAAAACCTTGTATCGAGCTTTTACTTTTTTATAACAAGCGTCTTTGGGCATTTTAGAACTCCTCTTTGATGGAGGTTTTGAAATTTGTTGTCGCATCGAACTGCGCGAGATTGCCATCGTATGTCCTCCCTGTGAAGTCCTCCCACATAGGTCTAATCATTTGATGAAGTTGATCTATTTTTTCATTATTAGCATCAATCTTCAATGCCATGACCGCTACATTTCTATCTACGGCAATAAGTGTTGTTGAAATCCATGTGAGACCAGTTACACATGCACCTATAAAAGCAACAAAGATCGTTCCAGCTACAAAATTAGCACTTAACATTTCCATCTCCGCCGTGCAGCGCAAATACGTTTTTTGGGTGTTTTGCTACAATTAATATTGTGCATCTTCATCTGGCCTTTTGAACGGCTACAGTATGATGCGCGACGTTTAGCTGCTTTTGACCCCTTCTTTACCTTACCAGTAACAGCGGTCTTTAACTTTGACCCTGGGTTGGCGCGGCGGTACGCCGCCACACCAGCCTTGGTCATTCCCGCTCCAGACTTTGTGGAGCGGAAATTTTTCTTGTTACGCTTTGGCATTTTGGCTGGTTTTCTAGCCATTAGCCAAAGAATCCAGTAAGCGAATCCACGTTGGTAAGTGTCACATGACACTCACTATCGAAGATTATACCATGATCTGGAATGGTGATTTGATTATCATCAGATGTGTGAAACACCATCGACAATAGAGTAGCACCGCTACTGCCGTTTTTAAACACCACCGCAGGTGACCCGCTAGAAGCTGTCTTTACATAGAACGCTTTTAAACGAGTTCTACCACCCAGCACTGTTCCGCTAGCTGTAACTGTTTTTGCTGTGATAGAAGCAGCCATTCCGCCCTCCTATTAAGCAAGGTTGTTATTTTGCTGGTACAGAATTGTAAAACGAACAAGACCTGCGTTTGTGGCAGCAGAAGCAGTCACAGTCAAACGAATGTCTGCTGTACCAGTGTCCTGCCAAGCTAATGCAGCGCCAGCCTGAGTTGTTGGGTACTTACGTCCAGCAGATGTGCCGCTTGCAAATGTGTTCAGAATTGTAGCTGCACCGCCTACTGTGTCTCCAACACTAAGATTGGTAGAAGCGTTAGCTGCGGTGATAACGTCAATCACACAGTCAATAATCTGAGAGTTTGCAGGAATAACAACATCAGTGACTTGAGCAGCTAGAGCACCGCCTGATAAGTCTGCTGAAAATGTCTGAGCCATAACAACTTGACCAACGTTAGCAATGTTTGAGCCTAAAGTCGTGCCTGTTGTGTTCTTGATAGTTCCGGCCTTAATAGGACCAGAGAAAGTAGTAGTAGCCATTTAAGTCTCCTGTCGTGGCTAGTGTCAACCGCACCATGCAGTTGTCAGGATGAAAACAGCATACACGAAAAAAAACGAAGCCGCAATTACTACGGCTCCGAGTTAAGGGAGGATTTGATATCTCAACAATGCGTAAGATACAAAAGTATCATAACACAAAAAAGGGCAGCTAAAAAGCCGCCCTTTAACCCAGTATGGAGGACTAGGGTTTATGCACCAGGTGAACCGAATACACAACGAGGATCGGAGAAGCCGAAGCTGTAACGCTCACGAGCCTTGAAGCGCATGTTACCTGTGTCAAAGTCTGCTTCCATCTGTGTTGACAGTGGAACACGCTCAAAGTGGAGGAATCCACGAGGAGCATCTGTCAACAGGAAGAATGCATCCGTATCAGTAAGGAAGTCGTTAACGGCATAACCGTCAGGCAACATACCCATTGAACGAAGTGCATTGACATCATTGTCAGCAGTACCCACACGAAGATTTGAAACCATCAGACGCTCGGCAACAAACTGTAGTTGACGAGGAACAACAAGTTTCATTCCGCGTAGAGCAACCTTCAAACCACGCTCATCAACAAAACCAGCAATGCTAATCAGAGCGTCCTCAAGAGAGGTTTCGTTCAAATCAGCGGCAGTGCTTGGCTCGTTGTTGAATGTGTTACCATTTGTCAATGGGTGAGATGCATCACACAATGCAACTCCGTCACCACCAGCAAACGCACCAGCCGAGAATGCATTGTTTAGAATGCTGGCTGCTTTGACCTGCTTGGTATGTGCCATTGAACGGGCAAGAGCACGAGTGTAGCGGCTTGAAAGACGATCATAAAGATTGTCCTCGACTGCTTCTTCGGTAATGCTAAATGCCAAGGCAATGGTTTCATGGTTGTACCGAGCGGTAAATGCTTCGTTGGCATCATCAAAACTGATAGCAGAACCCTCATCCTTAGTGGGAGCAGCTCCAAAGCCAGAAAGCATTACCTCTTCTTCAAATGCACGATCTGAAGACTCGGTGGTGAAAATTTCGGCGTGCTGGTTTTCATACCTGTCATACTCCATTCCAAATAGAGCATTTAGGCCAGGCTCCAGCTCTTTCGCCAGTTGTGCGCGAGAAATAGCCATAACTGAGCCTCCTTATACGCCAGTCGTAGAAACAGTGCCCTGTGCAATGCTGCCCGTAGGAGCATTGAAGTGGTTGTTTATACGAACGATTAACGGGATACCAGCAACAGTAAAGTCTGAGTTTTCTGGGTCATCAAGGATTCCCATAATACGCAGAGCGTGTGTATTGGTGGTAGCGACAGTATTCAAATCCGCAGTAGCAGAGGAAATACCTGTAGTGGTAGAACCGCTGTTACCAGTTGCCATCTGAATATTAGAGAACACTGCTGTGCGAAGTTCAGCTTCGGTGTCGTTGCTGGCTTGCACATTAGATGTTGCAATAGTAAACAGTTGATCTGGATTATCATACAAAAAGGCTTTAACGGGGAAATTAGCATCCGCGCCAGAGCCAGGCCAGAAGTTAGAACGAACTACTTCTCCAGTGGTAGAACTGACATACTCACATCCGTTGAACACACCCACGATTGACACTGATCCACCAGCAGCAGCTTGTAGATCATCAATCACTCCGGCAGCAATCGGGATAACCGCCATGCCTTGGAAGATCGGGTTAGAGTTATTAGATGCAATGCGATACTCAGTCGTACCAGTGGAATTAGGTGCTGAACCCAGCATCCCATACGGCCTCAAGCCGAAGCTTCCATTGGTGTTTGCCATGAGAATAACTCCTTATCTCACTATGGTTTAATTGGAGCCGCCTTTGCGACCTCCAAAACTTACACGACTTTGCCTCTCATTAGTGATTGGCATCGAAGGATGTTGTTCCTTCATTAAGTCCTGATCCACAGCAGTCATTTGTTCGCGTGTCCGATCACGGTAATATGCGGTTCTTTCCTGCGCTGTCTCTTCAGGGATCCTTGCTAACATTAACCCGCCGTTTCCTATAACACCTGCGTGATTACCATCTTCAATAACAGCAAAATCGGATCCAGAATACTCATCGGCTCTGACAGGTTCCCATCCTTCACGAAGTTTCGCGTGGACGTTCATCTTATCTTCATCACCTCTGAGAGCTGTTCTAATCCAACGGTGCCTATATCCGTCAGGTGCTTCAGGTGCTTCTAAACGACTGGGCGGTGCCCAAGGCTTTCTGCGCGATGTCTTTTCGCGGGTTTCGGTAGACCGTGGTTGTCTTGTGTCACTCATAGCTTAGTCCTTTACATACTTAGCGTATTCTTCAAGAGGAACACCAAGTTTCTTAGCCATTGCTACTTGTGACGGTGTCAACTTGACGGTCCTGCGCCCCTGTTTTGAACTGCGGGAAGCGGAAGTATCAGCCGAGGCGACCCTTGTACTTCCTCCGGTTTGTTTTCCCCCCATCTCATTTGGAAAACGAGATTTTAAACGGGAATCCAACTCATCATAATACTCTTCGCCCTCTGGGTCAAACCCTTCTTCGGTCACAAGTTTATTATGAATAACAAAAGCAGCTTGAGTCATTATCTCATCTTCACCAAACCACTCATTCTTTTCAGCCCACTTCTGCGCTTTAGGATCGGGCTTTGATGCGGGTTGAGCCTGTTGTTGCGGTACAGGTTGAGCCTCCTGCTGTGGCACAGGTTGCTGTTCCTGTCGCTGTTTTGCTAATCTGAAACGTTCTTGTTCTATGGAAATTTTAGATAAAGCCTGTTGAGCGTCAAACATCGCATCAACGTCACCTCGATCATGAGCTTCACGATAAGCTCTTTTTGCTGTGTCTAGTTGAGAATCAATGCGAGTGCCGTATTCGCTCAAGTATCCTTGGTCTAGATTTGTTAGACGAGACTTTAAATCCTCGTTCTCTTTTTTAAGAACATCTGCGATACGGGCAGCTTCTTCTTTATCTCTCTCCGCATAGCGATACTTTTCAGTAAGTTTTTTAATCCGCTTCTGGACACCTTTACTGTAGTTGTCCAGTTCCTCTCCCTCTGCGTCTTCTTTAACGGTGACTTTTGGCTTATCGTCAAGCTCTAAGTCCTGCTGAACAGGTTCCTTTTCAGCAGACTCGTCAATTGTAACTTCTACATTTTCTTCAACAACTTGTGCTTCAGCCTCTGCCACTACCGCCTCCTTAGACATGTTTCACATCATCTGGTTCAAGGATCGTAGCAATGACCTCATCGTCATTGATAATGCGAACCTCACCGCCATCAATTTTAAACCTGGACCCTGCATATCTGCCAATGCACACCCACTGACCCTCTTCACACCAAGGTTCAGGACTGTCACCAAATTTGTTAGGGTCTTGATACGCCAAAGGCCCTAGCTTTAAAACATAGGCCACCACAGTGGCTAATGCTTCACGCTCTCGTGCCTCATTGGGAATTATGATGCCGCCCTCTGTCTTCGTCTTACCTTGATAAGGCATGACAAGTATCCTCCAACCAGTTGGTTGAGGCAGGCGTTCTTTTAAAGATTTGTCTACTAAACTGGGGTCTAAAACTCGTTTTTCAGCCTCTACATAAGCGCCTTCTGTTGATACAGGTTCTTTTGCTTTAGACTTTGCGATATGGTCAGGAACGTATAATGTCTTCGCCATCTTCTATGTTTCTCTCCAGCAGGGTTTTGATCTCTTCCTTGGCATAGACAAGTCCCTGTACTTCTCCAACCAACCGCTGGTACTGTTCAAAGTTTGAAACACCACCAGATGTCAACATGTCAGCGATCTGTTCCTCTCGCTGTGCTAACAACTTATAAACATGTTTTGCGAAGTCTGCAACATCCATTATACAATTAAAATGTCCCTGCGAACTTTTTACCTCTTACAACGGCACCACAACCTCGGCTCATATTAGGTGCATCTACGCTCATTCCCTTGCTAAAACCTTTTACACCACGACCTTTTAAAATGTCTTTTTGTGTAACTTTTCCATCACCTGTCAAATCAGGAAAACTAGTCATACCGCCGCCTACAAAAGTTTTAACATCATCATCAGAATCGTTGCCTCTTTCTTTAAAAAGATCAGACTCGGCAAGCTCTTTAGCATCTTCACTACCAAACTTTTCAAGTTCTTCTAATTCAATAATTCTTGGATCAGTCATTAAAAACTCCTATTTCTTAAAAAACTTGGTTGCTGCACGGGTTCCAAATGAAGCCGATACAATGATTCCCAATGTGTACCTATAATACTCCGGCATGGCCTGTAAAGCAACAAAACCATCTTCTACGATCTGTCTGCCCCAATCTCCGCAGAAGGCTAAGATAAGCGGAACCGAAAATAAAATGGTAAGCCATTCGTCTTTCCAGCTATTTGCAGATGCGTCAGCCATTTTAAGATCCCAGTCGATCTCTCCCGTGGCTTTCTTCTCCATAATGACAGCTTCTGCCTTGGCTTTCGCTACTTTTGCACCAGCTTCAGCTTTTGTCTTTTCAACCTTACCCTCTAGCCATGTTCCAGCTAAAGAGGATATAGGACCAATCAGTGCCTGTATCATTCTACTATCCTCACGATGTAATTTGATCCATCAGAATTTTTCTCAATTACAACGGTTTTATTCTCACAGGAATATCTGACCGCTGTTGATTTCTTATACAAATTTCGTTCTATTTTTCGCTTGGTCTTGAGACATTTAGATATCTTTTCAAATGCAGTATGCTCCGCAACATCACCGCCCATGTAAAGTATCAATGCTATTGTTTCAGTTACCACGTTTATGATTCCTTAATTTTTCAATCTGTTCTTCAATATTCGTGAGTCGCTTTTCAAAAAAATCTAAAGTCAGTTTTTGTTGTTGATCATGTGGAGCGCGACCTTCGTCTATTTGCTCTTGCAGTTTTGCAAGTTGATCTGACAGATGCTCTATTAGCATAAACTGTTCAGAATCAGCGGGTAAGCTCCCCATTTCACCTCTAGGCCATTTGATGCGAAATTCTGTATTCATACCTAAATCTGTTTCCATCAACAGAATTTTATTCTCTATAGTGTTAAGGCGTTCAATAACACCAAAATACGCCCAAGTGCCAACGGTTGCAGCGATAAGCAATGCAATCAAATTGCGGATAGGCATGGCTAATTCAGTGTTTTCACTTAATTTAGTAGCCATTACTCAACACCCAAAATTCGTGACAGACCAAAAACCTCCATGAGCATAAATGTAAAAAACAATAATAAAATACCACCTGCAATTAGTTTACCACTAAAGTTGGTGGATCCTATTTTAATAGCCACAAACTCATTGCCTAATATACGCAGTACAAGTTCAAAGCTATTCTCGCCAACTGCTACAGATACTGGTTTTTTCTTTTCTTCACTCACAAGTTGATTTCCCCGCACAGTCTTTCGGAAAACAGTGCATAGCCATCTTATAATGTTTATTATCATAGGCGGCTGACCATCGTTTATCTTCCAACATCCAGTGACATTGTTTTTGACTCATAGGTTGCTGTAAACTCATCTGTCCAATGTAATGATCAGTGACTCCATCATTTCCCCACATTGAAATTACCAAGATGTACTCTCTCAAGGCCATTAGTATAACTCTTTGTCTGGACTCACTTTAACTGGTTTACAATATGCCGTTGCCTTATGTTCTGAAGGAACTCCGCTGTAATGTTGATAGTTCCCGTACCTCTTTGTTACCTGTGATGCGAAGAAATTGCAATCCGTTACGGATCTGAAGTACATGTCCTTACTTTGGATTTCTCCTCCTAACACCACAATTAACAAAAACGCATGGGTCATTTCTTACTCATCCAGGCCGTTGTACCCATGTACGCTCCAACTATGCCTGCACCAGACAAAAATATCAAATCGGTGACAGCTCCAAGCCCTTCCAGTTTTTCAGGAGAACACCATGGAGATGCCAGAAATACGGCATAACACCCCATGAAAACCAACGTATATCGAGCCATGCGAAGTTGAGCTACGTTCTTGCGTAACTCTGTCTCCGTTTTCTTAATCTCTTTAACGTGACTAAGTTCCTCGTCACTTACGATGCCGTCACCATCTTCATCATATTCTGAATATACGCTGTCTTTTTGTAACTTTTTCTGTGCCATATCAACCTCTTGCAATTGTCCATAACATGCCGACTAAAAGAGAACCCATAGCAAGGATAACGCCCATAACTATCAGAAAATTCTTTATGGCTTCCCACTGTTCTCTCTCTTTTCGTATTTGCTCTCTGCGTGCGTTAGCAGCGGCCTCCTTCGCAGCCTGTATGCGTCTAGCACGCTCATCCAAAATCCCCCGCCATGTGCCGTGACCAAAACGCAAATCTACAAGGGTGGCTATCTCACGCACCTTTTCCTGCGCCAATTTAGCGTCAATGACTTCTCGTGCCACATTTTCCACACCAAATTGATCGGTTAGACTCTGACCAGACTTCTTACTTCTAGCCTTTTGAGCCTCACCCTCACCACGCAACAAATCATCTATCTGACCCGCCAACGAGCCGATATCCTTTGCCGTATCTAGATTTGATTTAATGAAATCTGTGGCCTGCTTAACTAACGCAAGCCCAGTCAAGACCTCTGCAACGACCATGCCTCATAACTCCAGTCCCGCTTATGCGGTTACTTGGAGCGCAGTGCCAGGTCCCTCTGGGTCTGGATGCGCTCACGATTCACATCTGCCCTTTCTTCTGCGATCTCTTCTTGGAGTTCGATCCGTGCTGCGTCAGTCATTGCTCGTTGCTGGACCTTCTGACGTTCTAGGTCTAATTCTGCGGCATCCTGTTGTGCCCTGCGCTGAGACTCAGCGGCCTTAATTGCAAGCTCCTGCTGTCTTATCTGCACGAGCGGATCTTGCTGTCCCTCTGGTGGTGCAAGCATCTGTATGATTTCCTGAGTAAACTGAGCCTCTAGTTTTGCAACCTCGGACTCTATAACCTCCTCAGACATTGCAGATGCCGCTTGCATTTGTTGTTGTGCCATCATGGGATCCATCGCACCCATTTGTGCTGCTAACGCCGCTTGCTGTGCCTGCGCCTGCTGTTGCTGTACTTGTGCCATAACAGTCAAGCGTGCCTTCATAGATATATGATCCTGAAGATGCCCCATAAATGTAGCATAAATGTTGGGTGATGTAGAGACCAAAGGCAGCTTCATAAATGTCACATGCGTCATAATATGAGCGTCATGGTCTTGCTGTTGAAACGCCGTCAACAGTTCTCCTTGCATGCCTTTTGCGTTCTCGATGCTCGGACTCGTGGGCTGTGGCTCTTTCTTAGCAGGCAGTATCTGATCAATGTTCTGAACCTCCAACGCCTGATACATGCGCTTGTATGCCTCATGCAGGTTATGGATGTTGGGGTTGGATTGCGCCAGTTGAAGCTGTGTTTGCGCTAATGTCACACGCTGTGCCATTGAAAAGATGTTAGGGTCAGAAACAGGTATAACATCTACCCGTCCATCAAAGTCCTGCGCTTTCACCTCGGAAGGTGCTCCGGCTACCTCATACGGATATGTTGAAGGGAGATTCTCCGCGAATATTCTGGCGAGGAGCCGGAACTCTGTTTTCTGTGCGTAATGTAAACGCTTATGAATAGCCGACATGACCTTCATACCGCGTTCTAATAACGCTACAGTTGTACCTACAGGCATATCTCCGCTTTTGCTCTCTCCAATCTGCTGATCGGCGATAGAGACAAAACGGCGACCACCTTCAATAAGTGACGCTAAGAGCTGTGCTAGAGTGCCGGATGGTTCTTTGTACGGCAAAGGTATGATTGAGTTACGAATGTCACCACCAGGGGCATCTATGTCTCTGAACTCACCAGGTGCTAATGGTTCGTCTTCGTTACGCACGCGAATGCCGCGTGCCTTAAAACCTGACGGCAAATTAGCAAGCGTACCAGAATCTATAAGCTGACGTAATATACTGGTGGTTGCTCGACCCAAGCCACCAATCATGTGTATCAAACCATACCCATAAAAGCCCAGACCAGGTAGGAACTTGTAATGCACAAAATACTGCCGTTTGCGCTTCAGCGGGTCTTGTTGGTCGTAATTACGGGTTATGGACAGGATTTCACCAGATCCAACGTCTAACGTCACTATATATGGTAATTTGATGCCTGTGAAATTACCTTCTTGATCTACGTCCTCAAAACCCTCCAGATCCATCTCGATATGTATCTCAAGGATCGTGTGCACCTCGTCCAGATAACCCTTACTGACACCATCTATCTCATCTACCTTGTCACGAACGTTGTCATCAGTTTCTTGATTTGTAGATACCTCTACATCACGATAAATGCCTGCAACCTGCATTTTACGGACTTGATTCTCATCCATACGCAATACATGCGTAACTCTTGAAGCTGTTGTCAGATCCGTAGCAGAATACGGCACTACCAGATCCTCTGACGGCACAAACGCCGATACAGCGCGGTTTCTGGTGGGATCAAAGTAAACTTTCTTAAAAGTAGAGCCTGACAGCGGTAGATAAAACAGCATCTGATCCGTATCAGGGTCAAACTCCTCCATGACCTCAGTAACCTGATAGTTCATGAAGTTCTTGACTCTAGCTGCCTGCGCTTCCTTTTCGGCGGTTCTTGCGCCTATAACCTGTGTTTTTACAGGTCCACCAGCAGGCAGAAGCTCTTTGTACGCTTGTGCTTGAAACTGTGTTACGGACTCGGCAATCAGAGGATGTGTTACGCCGGATGCACCATCAAACGGCTGATTACGCTCCTGATACTTGATACCAAGAAGATCCAACCCCTTGGTGTATGCCTGTTGCCAGTCCTCACGAGATTCAGTGTCTTCTTCGTACATCTCACGAAGTTCACTAGATATCTCGCCTAAAACCGCCTCATCTATGATCTCAGCCAAGTTAGCGTTGTGATCATACTGTTCTGTCTGTACTTCCACGCCCTCTGGCTCACCGCCCATCAATGCCTGAACGATGGCACTTCCGTCCGCACCCTGCATAACCTCTGCACCGCCAGCAAAGTCCTCGGCCTGTGGCACTTCTACCATCATGCCCTCTACTGCTTCGATGCCGGAATCCGTCAAACTTCCTGTGGGTCGTGGAGGTAGTGCCATTAGAACGTTCCTTT